TAGTAAAAGTCTTGAAGAAATAAATTAGTCTTTATATCATTCGTGATATATTGGAAGTTTAAGTATTCAAGAACCCAACGTGCTTTAGCCGTTGGAGTTTCAGTATCTTTTAGGGTATAACAAGGCTAATATAGAAGACCTTAGATGTGTCATCAAATATCATACAATTATCGATGACATAGCAAGCTATAATTTAAAACTCTTATAATCTAATACAAAACAATCTGTACTTGATGACAGTAAAACATCAAGAGCAATAACTGCTAAGTGTTATGTAAAAATAACGTTGTATGCACAGTACAGCGTTATTTTTATATGTTGACATAAATATTTAAAGTGGTATAATTAAGATAAAAAAGGTTGTGATTAAATGGAGTACATAAAAGTAAAAACGAGCGAATTAATACCTTACGTCAATAATGCTAGAACACATGACGAAGCACAGATAAAAAAAATACAATCAAGTATAAGAGAATTCGGATTTATAAATCCAGTCATAATTGATGATAAAAACAACATTATAGCTGGGCATGGCCGAGTTCAAGCAGCATTAAAAGAGGGTATAACAGAAGTACCTTGCATCAAAGAGTCTCATTTAAGCGAGTACCAAAAAAAAGCGTATATACTTGCTGATAACAAATTAGCAGAGTTGTCAGGATGGGATTTTGATTTGTTGGCAAATGAAATTGAAGAACTTAAAAATTCAGATATTGACATTGACATGTTAGGTTTTGACGAAAAAGAACTTTTGGAACTGATAGAAGAAAAGCACGATGCAGAAGAAGATGGGTTTGACTTAGAAGAAAATTTAAATGCCAAAGAAATTGTGAAACGTGGTGACATTTGGAATATTGGCAAGCACAGATTAATGTGCGGCGATAGTACCAACAAAGAAGATGTTTATAAATTAGTCGGGGAACAAAAAGTAGATTTGCTGCTTACAGACCCACCTTACAATGTTAGTTATGAAGGGAAAACCAAAGACTCTTTGAAAATTGAAAATGACTCTATGCCAAATGAAGAGTTTAGAGAGTTTTTGAAAAATGCTTTTATAGCTGCTGACAACGTAATGAAAAACGGAGCGGTTTTTTATATATGGCACGCTGATTTGGAAGGGTATAATTTTAGAGGGGCTTGTGCGGATGCAGGCTGGAAAGTAAGAGAGTGCTTAATTTGGAATAAATCCAGTATGGTTTTAGGGCGACAAGACTACCACTGGAAACACGAGCCTTGCTTATATGGGTGGAAAGGGGGCTCGGGGCATCTGTGGAACTCTGACAGAAAACAAACAACTGTGTTAAACTTCGAAAAGCCAAGCCGAAACGGTGAACATCCAACAATGAAACCAGTGAGTTTATTTAGTTACCAATTACAAAATAACACAAAAGAAGAGGATACTGTCCTCGACCTTTTTGGTGGAAGTGGTACAACACTGATTGCATGTGAACAAACAAACAGAAAATGCTTTATGATGGAGTTAGACGAAAAATACGCAACGGTTATTATTAAAAGATATATTGAACTCACAAAAAACGAAGGTGAGGTGTATGTGATGAGGGGAGACAAAAAAATTAATTACACCGAGTTAGTAAAGGATGTGTAAATATGCCAAAACGTAATAGCATAGTCGATTATTGGTTAACTAAAGATGGGTTATTGTTAATCGAAGGGTGGGCTCGCGATGGTTTGACATACGATCAAATTGCAAAAGATAAATTAAAAATATCAACTTCAACTTTCTGTGTTTGGAGACATAAATATCAAGAATTTGAAGAAGCACTTAAAAGAAACGGAGAAATAGTTGATAGAGAAGTTGAAAACGCATTAATTAAAAGGGCATTAGGTTATGAATACGAAGAAACAAAAACAATAATCGAAAGAGACAACAACGGGAAAGAACATAAGAAAATAGAAAAAACAACTAAGCACATGCCAAGTGATGTAACAGCGTGTGCAATTTGGCTAAATAATAGAAAGCCTCAACAGTTCCGAAGAAATCACAATTTAGAAAAGTTAAAGGAAAAAGAATTAGAAGTAAAAGAAAAAGCGTTGAAAAAAGCCCAAGAAGAAAATGGAATACTTGAAAAATTAATTGAGGGGTTGAAAAGCGATGACGACTTACAATCCTAAACAAAAAGATTTTTTAAAAAGAGTGCAAAATAATACATTGTCGCGTATAAACTTGTTAGAGGGTTCCGTGTCAAGCGGTAAGACGTGGATAAGTTTAGTGGCGTGGGCGTTTTGGGTTGCTAAGATGCCAAAGCAAGGTTTATACATGATGTGTGCAAAAACTCTTACTACTTTAAAAAACAACTGTTTATTGCCGCTGCAAGGCCTGATAGGAGAGTCAAATTTTAGTTTTAGTTTATCGTCAAAAGAGGGACAACTGTTTGGGCGTAAAATATTGTTAGAGGGTGCAGCAGATTCCAAGAGCGAGGGCAAAATTAGAGGTATAACGCTGCAAGGAGCATATTGTGACGAGTTAACATTATTTCCAAAAGATTTTTTTAATATGTTGCTTAGTAGATTGAGAGTTGCAGGAGCAAAATTAATAGCGACTACTAACCCTGATAATCCCAATCATTGGCTTATGACTGACTATATAAAAAAACAAGACTATCTTGATATGTTAGTTGTAAAGTTTTTGATTGATGATAATTTGACATTGCCAAGCGATTATATAATAAACATCAAAAAAGAGTACAGCGGGGTTTATTACGACAGATTTATAATGGGCAACTGGGTTGCCGCTGAGGGTTGTATTTACAATAAATTTGCTGCAAATCCTCAAAATTATATATTACAAAAAGTTCCTAACAATATTATTTTTTCAACAATCGGGATTGACTTTGGTGGGAATGGCTCGGCAAACACATTTCAACTCACTGGATTTACTCAAGGTTTAAAACAAGTGATAACACTTGACGAGTATTACAGCAAAGATGAACTAGATGCAACACAGTTAGCTCAAGAGTTTTGCAAGTTTGTCAAAAAAAATCAGCTGCAATATAAAATATTGGTGGCTTATGCTGATAGTGCGGAGCAAACAATAATACGCAGTTTTAAAAACGAGTTAACAAAACAAGGTATAGCTTTAGTTGTAAAAAATGCACGCAAAGGTGAGATAACGGAACGCATAAGGTTTTATAACATGATGTTTGGTTGCGATGCTTATAAAATAATGTCGCATTGCAAAAAAACAATTGAGGCATTTAGTAATGCAGTTTGGCAACAAGGCACAACTAAAGACATAAGGCTTGACGATGGGAAGATGAACATTGACACTCTAGACGCTCAAGAGTACAGCACAGAGAGTTTAATGCAACAAATTACACAAGCAATACAAGTGAGGAGTGATTAAGTAAATGTACAATAAAACTCAAACAATTGAGGATATATTAATAAATCTAGGGCACAATGTATTAGTTACAAAGTGTCACAGAAAAAGAGAAAAAACATGGAAAGATTGGTATCAGGGCTGCAACGAGTGGCATAATATCAATATTTACAATGGCAAAAGTAACATTACAAGAATACGCAAAACTCTTAACATCTGTAAAAAGATGTGTGAGGATAAAGCGGATCTGCTTTTAAACGAAAAAGTAAATATTACAGTATCTGAAAGTAACCAAGCATTATTAGACAACGTACTTGATATTAATAATTTTTGGGTGCAAGCAAATGAATTAATTGAGTATACAAATGCCTTTGGGACTGGTGCTTTTGTTGAGTATCTCGATAACAACGAGATATCAATTGACTTTGTGACAGCAAGCAATATATATCCATTGAGGACAAAAAACAAACAAATAATTGACTGTGCTTTTTGCACAGAGATACAGCAAAATAAAGGTAAAATCTATTTTATACAAAGACATCTTAAACAAAATGGCACTTATGTAATCTATAATGATTTTTACGATGATAAGGGCAACAAGATAGCTAATGACACAATCAAAGAGGTGTATTACACTAAATCTCCTTATCCGTTTTTCCAAATTATACGTCCAAACATTGCCAATAATTTTGATATTACAAGCTGTATGGGTATCTCTTGTTTTGCTAATGCTATAGACGATGTCAAAGTAGTTGATAATATATATGATAGCTTTGATGCAGAGTATAATTTGTCTCGTAAAAGAGTGTTTGTTGATGACAGCATGCTTAATGTAGATTATGAGTCAGGGCAAACTAGACCAACGTTTGACCCATCTGATCCAATTTTTCAAATGTTTCCGGGGCAAGACGCAAATAGTAAAATACAAGAGATAAACAGTGCTATTAGATACGATGCATATATCAGCGGTTTAAATCAAGCTTTAGATATTTTGTCTGAAAAATGCGGTTTTGGTAAGGGTTATTACAAGTTTGATGTTGACAATACACAAACTGCAACGGCTATAATAAGTCAAAACTCAAAACTTTTTAGACGAATTAAAAAAGACGAAATAATTTTAGAAAAAGCATTGACAGACATGGTAAAGTCTATATTATTTTTAGCAGGGCGAAAAGATGAAGAAATAAGTGTGTCTTTTGATGATAGCATAATCGAGGACACTGAAGCTTTAGCTAAAAGAAAACTACTTGAAATATCAGCAGAAATTGATGATGCAGTTGGATACTGGACGGAAGTAAAAGGTCTAACTAAAGAACAAGCTATTGAGAAGATGACAGAGATTGAAAACAGAAAAGGATTAACAGAAGAAACGGACATTGGAAGTGATGTTTAATGTTGCGAGAAGAAGATTATGAGGAAATCACAAAAGAAATAGAAGAAAAAGGGCAATTGACGGAACTATTATTATTAAAACTTATTGCAAGTTTTTTGAATATCGAAGAAGATGAAGATATAGAAAATTGGCGAGATAAAAATTTATTATTGGTCAATCAAATGGCCAAAAAAGCACAAAAGATAATACAACAAAATGGAGTTACTGATAATGATATATCTAAAACTTTAAACTTAGCAATAACAACCGCTTTATATAATCAAGATCTTATTTACAAAATGGCACTTGACAAAGGATTGATTAAAAATAAGGCTGGAGATGTAACTAAAAAAGATTACTACAAACAAATGTTAAACGCTGCTATAAAAAATACACGCAAATACAAAAACAGCGTTAACACAACAGCTTTAAATATGAGCAAAAAAGCATTCAGAGACATAATAAATCAAACTTACTTAGATGTGAGCACAGGTAATATGTCGCATATAGATGCTGTAGAGAGAGCAACAAAAGCACTTGCAAACAAGGGCATAACTGGTATTAATTATATAAGCGAAAAAGGGAAAAAAACAAGGAGAACAGTATCAAGTGCAATACGTACGATGATAGTTACATCAACGAGCCAAACGGCGGGGCTTATGCAGTTGGAACGTGCTAATGACTGGGGGCAGGATTTAGTTGAGGTATCAAGCCACAGCGGAGCAAGACCATCACACGCAATATGGCAAGGCAAAATCTATAGTATTTCAGGCAAACACAAAAAGTATGCACACTTGACAACAGCAACAAATTATGGTACTATTGAGGGGTTAAAGGGTGTCAATTGTACACATGATTTTTACCCCTTTTTTGAGGGGTTAAGTCAACAAACTTTTAAACCAACTTCTGACATGAAAAAAAATAACGAGATTTACGAACAGTCACAGAAGCAAAGGGCTTTTGAGCGTAAATTGAGAAAAGAAAATATGGAAAAGGAGCTGCAAAAAGCAGCAGGATTAAATGTTGACGAAGAACTAAGCGAAACAGAAAAACAATACAGGCAGTTTTTAAAAGACACAGGAAGAACAAGGCGAAAATACAGAGAAATCTAATACGTCAAGTTGGACGTTAAACGAAACAAACACAAAGTTATGCAACAACTTAAAAGCGTATGTGTAAAGGAGTATTTTTATGACTAGAGAATTTTTAAAAAACTTAGGAATCACAGAAAAAGAAACTATTGACGAAATCATGAAAGAGCATGGGGCAACGATAGAAAAGGTAAAAGCAACAGCAGAAGAAAAAATAAAATCAGATTATGAAAAGCAAATATCTGAACGTGATAAGCAACTTGAAGAACTCAAAAAAGTTGATGTTACAGCTTATGAACAAAAAATCAAAGAAATACAAGAAGAAAACTTAAAGTCAAAAACAGACTTTGAAAATCAATTAAAACAGACCAAGATTGATTTATCGATTGAAAACGCATTAATCAAAGCAGGAGCAAAAAGCGCACAGGTATTTAAACCCATGGTCGACACTACAAAAATCATAGTAGATAATGATAAGATAATCGGGCTTGATGAGCAATTAGAGGCTATCAAAAAAGATTATGCGTGGGGATTTGGTGCGGAACAGGAAATAATCACAACAGGGCAACAGCAAACACCAAACAACCAATTAACTGCAGATGAGCAGTACATACAAAGTAAATACAAAGATAACCCTTATTACAAGGGTTAAGAAAGAGAGTGATATTACATGGCACAGTATGGAAGTTTTTACGTAGATGATAGATTTGGCAAAATTTTAGAACCAAATCTATATGGCGATGCAATTATGCAGCCAGGGAAAACATTTAATAATCAATATCAAGGAGATGCAGCAGCAGGTTTGGTTAAAATCTACAAAACTACTAGAGATAGTGCAGTAGATCCAACAACACCAGCGGGAGATTTTAGCAACGAAAACATTGCTAATACATTGATTGACTTGAGATTAAATAATAGCTTTAGAAAATCAAAAAAAATCTATGATGTTGCTGCGAATAGCGTGCAATACAAAGTAGCGGATGAGACTTTGTCAACAGCAATCAAAGACGTGCAAGAGGGATGGCATTATTCTGCACTTGCTTGTTTAGCGTATGAGGGCAAAGACTTAGAGGATTATACAGCAATTACAAAAGATAATATCAAGTCTTATGTTTTAACAGCAAGAAAAGCGTTAAGAAACAAACACGCAAAACCAAATACAGTTATTGCGAGTGTGGCGGTTTACTCGTCAATGTTAGAATTAGCGGGCGGAGATTATACACCAAGCAAAAATGAAAATACGCTAACAACTGGTAGAGTAGGCATGTGGCTAGGTATGACTTGGTATGAGGGAGACCTGCTCGACAACGAGCAAGCTAAGTATTACAACCACGCGGGCACATTGCAAGTTGTAGACTTAACAGACGTTGATTTTATCATGTATGACAGCACAGCATTCCACATTGTTAACAACTTAAATGCTATGCGTTTAAGAGATGCAGAATCGTTTATTGGTACACTAGCACAAGTTGAGATAAACACAGGTTTTAGAGTTTCAAACGCGGAAAAAGTTGTAATCAAAAAGAATTTACTGCTTGACGTATTGACAGTAACATCAACAGCAGGTGCAAGTGGTAAAACAGCAATTACAGTAACACCTACTAAGTTACCTGGTAACTCTTATGTTTACAAAACACACGCAACAATAGCACCAGCTGTGACAATTGGGCAGGACTTAACATCATGGACTGCATGGGATGGGTCAGCCGAAATTACAGCAACATCAACACACAAGATTACAGTTGCTGAGGTTAACGCAAGCAATAAAGCAGTTAAGGCAGGTAATACAACAGTTACAAGCGGTTCATAAATTAGGGGGCACGTTATGGCGTATATTATAAAAACTGACTATACAGCATTTACAACTACAGTAATAAGCGATAGCGATTTTACATTAATATCAGAGCGTGCCTCAGATATTTTAGATGT